TCTTACTGTTTTTACTAATCTCCTCTAAAGTATGTAATCCTCGACGTACAAGCTCCATACTTCCAGAAACTCCTATGCTTCTACCTCCATTAAACTCATGAACTGATCCTTGAAATTCTGTCAGAGTGCCTCTCCAGATAGGGTTGGTAAAATACTCTCTTGCTCTCTTCACAAAAAACTCAACGAGCTCAGCTACAGTGGACCTACTAGAGTTATCGTAGGCAGCAGAAGCTATTGATTGATCAATATAACTACTGACCCCAAACCTTGAAGACCCCATAATTTCTTTAGGTGCTTGCCATTCAAGAAGCCATCTCGCAAAGTGTGGCAGTTCATCAGCTATAGTACTCTCTAAGTCTGTATTTTGAGGGAACTTGCTTGTTGCTTTGCTACTTATTCTTAAAGCCATTATCTTGTCTCTGTTGCTAGAATCCAACGCAGGGATGACTGACAAACTATTTGCGTCCATGTTCAGTGATATAATAACTCTACCTGTCCACGGCACAGATACAGCGTCTACATATTTCGCATGGTACTCTATTCTAGGATTAGCCACACTTCGTTTTATAAGCTCGGTTGCTCTTCTCTGATCTTGGAATGATGCTGCCGATGTTGTATCATCTATCACCCATGCAGCAACTCTAGCTAAGTCTTTATTAAATTTAGTTTGTCCTGACAAGTAATCAGAAGCATCTGCAAATCCTCCTACTAATGCAGATATCACTCTATTAGACAACAATGATTTTCCTTTGTTAGTAGCACCAACTAAAAGTAAAGCATGGCCTTGAGCAAAGTTTTTATTTAAAACAGCTGAGTAAAACCTTTGAAGCCAAGCATAAAAATATGGTATGGTTTCTTTCCCATCGTTTGTGGCAAACAGTTGATTGAGCCATTTGTGTAGGAAAGGCCACATAGAAGGATCTCCATCTTCAGCAGGTTCAGTAGGTGTGATGTTTGCGTTATTAAGTATCTTGTGTGAGTTGTAGTTAACAACTCTTTCATCACTGAACACAACGGGAGCTATTTCGTTAATCCTGTTCTGTTGTGCGATTGTAACAAGAGCAGCTTCTACTTCAGATAGAGATTGACCTCTTCTAGGTCTAGGAGAAAACCCTGCCTGTCTAAGTTCTAATATAAGCTGGTCTTTTGGTATAGTGTGAATAACTCCGTCTAGCAGTGTAAAGTGGGACTTTCCATTAAACCAGTAAAGGTCTAAGAGGTTTCCCATTTTCTGGGTTTCATAATCTTTTATGAACTTAGACCCAAAGATTTCTTTCCAAGAAACGAAACCTTTACCTGCTCGATCACTGTAACAGACCATACCTTCTTCACAGACCTGACATCCTTCTCTGTCTATACCATCATCAACCCAAAACAAAGGCCCACGAGAACCCACAGCAAAGTCCCCTTCCCATCTATCAGGAAACTTGTTATGGACTTCTTTCTCTACAACATCAATAGGTATAGAAGTCTCAGTTGATTGAGGAGGTTTATCAGAAGCAGCTTTCATCAAAACAGCTCTGTAAACTGATTTAGCTAAGGGTTGACCTAGCTTCTGCCACTCCGTACCGATTTCAAAATACTGTGCTGCTCTATAAGATGAACTATCAAAACCAGCAAACAAACGCTCTGCTCCTATATGGTTACTGAGCCGTCTTATAAAAACGTCATACATATCTTGTGAGATAGGTACAACTTCTTCAAACTCCCATATAAGACGAATATATCCTGACTGTGTTTTTGATATGTATGTTGGCACAAACTCTTTACACTGTGCTTTTATCAGATTGATAACCATGTCCCAATCAACAGGGGCATCATAGTCAGCAACCAGACCACCCACTCTGTTAACTGGATTATCATTTGATATCCTTGTACCTGGACTGTCTCCTGTACACATTGAGTAAAACACATGGTCTGTGTCAGATGCAGAACACCAGTCTCTAAACTCTGCTTTAGTTTTAAATTTTGGTTTCTCTGATATATTTATTTGGGTTAGGTCATCTGACCCAAGTGCTTTCTTGCTTTTTAAGTTTTTGATGTATCTGTATTTCATTTTTCGTATCGGCTAACAACTTTGCCATCAGCCGATAAAGGGATATCTGAAATCCATTTAGGAGCCTCTGACATAACTTGTATTACTTTTTCGAGGGTTTGGTTTGCTTCTTCTTCTTTTGTTTCAATAATAAATTCGTCGTGTACGTGAAATAAAATATCCATGTCTTGCTCAGCTAACCTAATCAGCTGGTCTGCAAATACATCACGAGCTAGTGCTTGTGAAATATTCTCTGCTAGTAGACCTCCCCATAAACGAACAGGGATCTTTTTAGACCCTTTAGTAATCTTGGCTACATATGTTCTCCTACCATCTTTAAGTGTGGTAGAAATTTTACCGTAGTTAAGACTTCTACCTGAAGGTAGGTCTAGTACAAAATCTTCTCTTCTAGAATATGCTATATGCATTTTCCTCTGTAACTCGTTCCAGTATGCAGGAACCTTCTTCATCATATTCCTATATCGATATACAGAAGACTCCGCTTCTTCGAGAGGCATGCCAGTTATTAGTGAGAACTTAGCAGCAGAAGCTCCATAGCCACAACCCAACACAATTTGTTTTACTGTGTGTCTAAGTTTCCCTTCTTGTTTCTTTTTAAAATCTCCATCTCCTCTAAAAAGCCGTAGTCTTCTAGCAAACGCTTCATATATATCTTCTGTCTTTGCAATTTCTTTTAACATGTCTACATCTCTTGCAAGCCAACACAAAGTTCTAACCTCAATCTGAGACAAATCTGCAACTATTAAAGAGTTGCCTTTTTTAGGAGATATTAAGCTCCTTAAATTGACTCCAAACATTTCTCCTCTAGGTAAATTTTGTAAATTAAGATTAGCACCCGAACCTGACCACCTGCCTGTGTGTGCTCCCATATACATTAAAGAACCATAGTATCTACCATCTGACATAGTAGCATTATCAAAACTCTCCAGCTTCCGCTTCAGTGAATTAATTCTTCTGTAGTTACGTACAGCACTTATCCATTTATATTTCTCACCATATTCTTCTATAAACTTGTTGGCATCATCGTCCGTCATAGAAAGACTTACAGGAGGGTCGATCCCTACTTTACGACACTCTTCGTTGAAAGCTTTACGGGACAGAGTCGGTGCTTCTTCGATCCAAGGAATTGAGTTCTTGGTTTCAAACAAAGTTTTATTAATAGACTCTATCTGACTCTTCAAGAGATCTTGATCTATAGGAATACCTTTTTGCGTAGCCCACCTGTTTATACAACTAATGTCTCTTTCGTGCTGAGGCCAGTCATCACATACTTTTTGCCAAAGAGATAAACAAAGCTCTGAGTCTTTAAGAGCATATTCACTAACTTCTTCTTTAAAATCTTCTGGCATGCTTTCCCATCTTTTGCCTTTCATGTTGTCCCGTGTTTCTTTATCCACTTCAACTCCTAACGCTACAGAGGAAGCCCCTTTTAAATTGCGTGGCAATCCGCAATAAGCTGCCATGTCTGCTGTACAATGCCACTCGCCAACATCTACATGGTCCCACCACTTTTGAGCAACACCAAATTTATACAGAGTCTCATCAAACGAAGCGTTATGAGACAGCACACGTTGCCCTTTGAGTATTGACCAATCAAAGTCTTTAGGATGTCCAACAAAATAAGTCCCTTCGTCGCCTACAACTGACACCATGTATGCATCAAAGTCTGGATGAGAAAAATATCCAAGAGGGCCAAGGGTTTTTATTGAGCAATCCTTGTCGTAATACGTCTCAAAATCTAGGGCAAATGTATCCATAGTATTTAAAAGAAGCCCCGACAGAATTAGGAAGAAAGCATGAAAATCCTAAAACTGTCGAGGCCAAGGCTTGCGCCTATTTATTCTGAATCAGGTTCGTTCTCCCCCTCAAGATCAAGAACCTGTTGAGTGCCAGAATCCTTTAAAAAAGAAATCTGATCTTTAAAAGCTTCTACCAAAACCAACATACGGTTCTGCTGTGTAGCAAGCTCTTTTTGTTTACCCTTCATTTCAGAAATTAATTCCTCCACACTTTGGAGTTCCATTTCAAGTATTTCAATATTATCCATAATTAACCTTTCTTAAAGTTTTCAACCCAGTCAATGACCTCTTGTGAAGTCTCTTCCTTAGATGGCTTAAGAGTTGGTATCCACCAAATCTTTTGATCCCACTGTTGCTGCTTAGAAACAAGCTCCCAAGTTTGTTTAACTAAAGAAACTCCAGGGTTAACCTTTTCAAAAAACTTAAGTGCTAAGTAAGTGTGCTCATAACCCTTACCTGAAACATCAAGTTTTCCAAGAGCCCATCGATCTTCACCAATAGGAACCTCAAAACCTTCTTCATCACACCCTTCGCTTTCTTTAATTAGAATTGTTAAATCCGCAAAAGGTATAACCTTCAAACCCCTATCACCTAGAGCTCTATTCTCTTCAACGAGTTCAAGCATCTCCTCACGGGTCTTGGCAATTCTTCCACGCTGCCCAGATCCATATTCTGTTTTTTCACGCCACATTTGTAACGCACTTACGACAATGGCCTCTGCTGGATGACCATCCTTAACAACAACGTTTTCTTGTTTAAGAACAATATCCCCAAATTCTCCTGCGTCATACAATGAGCTTTTGCCTCGGACGTTGTATCTTCCAATAAGTATATCTTGTGCTGCTTCTTCCCATCTTGGGCTATCTGCTATAGATACACCTGTGTCTATTGTAGCTAACTCTGTAGCTTCAGTTTCATCTACTTCTACTTCTACTTCTACTGTTTTAACTTCTTTTGTTTTCGGCATTATTCTGTTTTTCTGTTTCTCTGTTATAATTTATGAGAGCGTGAACCGCTCATCATTTGTTTGTATTACAGACGCATCAGATAATGCGTCCATAAAATCTTGTGACACTTGACCTTTTGTTCCTTTCGCAGCTTTTTTTGCTGCAAGGTCTGTTGCTTTTTTTAAAGGGAAAGAAGCTATACTTAAAAGTTCTTCTTCTGCTACATCAAAGTCTTTGGCAATTTCTAAAAGCTTTTTATTATCAACACATTTTCTAGGAGTGCCCATTGATTTAAGTCTAAGAGATGGAAACTCAACTCCATCTTTTGCCATGCTAATGGCTTTAGATTTTATTTTAGTAGCCCAGTTTGAAACTATTTTTGCAACTATCCACAGCTGTTCCATAACTTCTGGGTCATCAGTGTTTTCAATATCTCCTTGAGGTACATACTTATCGCTGATTCTTGTCGCTATCTCAGTAACTATAGCTCCTAGTGCTGGGCACTTTTCTTCATATGTGCAGAATCTGCAATTACTAGTAGGTTCTAGTTTATCTAAACTAGGCACTCCTTTGTCCCACTGAGGACGTACTTCCTCACCATCTTTAATAACAATTGATAGTTCTTTTCTAATCTTGTCAGTATCTTCTCTAGTAAAAACGCCAGACAAAACCTCTCCTCTAACAGGTATATA